AGGCCCCATAGAAAAACCCCCCGCCGAGGGAGCAGCGGGGGGTAAGACAACACAACGACGAAGGTGGGGGGAGCAACCCCACATCGCCCGCGCAACATATCATGTGCGCCAGATACGTAAACCCCGAACGCCGTCTTCTATCGAGATTTTGTCGATAGTGCGGAAGCCTAGTTTGCGCATGGTTTTCGCCATCTGCTTGCGTGCTTCAGCACAGTTAAGACAAGGCAGAAAGATAGAAGTGCCCGGATAGAAGGCGTCCCAGTTAACCCGATACTCTACGCCCTCTAGTTCCACGTTAGGCTTCCTCTTCCTCCGCAGCTTCGCTCGCGTCCATCTCCGCCATTGCTTCGATGAGGGGTTCCGCGCCCTCGAACGCGGCGTGCTGGAAGTCCAGCTCCATGGCGTAGACCGGGGGTCCAGACAGCTTCATGCCCGCAGACATGCGCTTGGCTCCGCTGTTCAGTAGCAGCCCGGTGGACTTCATCTCCGCTATCAGGTCGCGGTACGGCAGCTGCTTGCTGGTGCAGTAGTCCATGAACGCCTTGGACACGATAAACACCCTGCTGGTGTCGGGCTCGAACCTTACCCGCAGTTCGCCCTTGGGCTCCTGTTTAGGCATGGACTGCATGCCAGACTGTTTGTCCTTCTTGGCGTTGACCACGAGGATGTTCTGGGTGTTCAGGTTGATGAAGTCGCCGACGACGGACGAGGAAGATGCGTTCCCCGCTATCGCTGAAGCGTCATCCCGCATGCGGAGCAGTTCGGCCACAACCCAGTTGAAGATGGCCTTGAGGTCGTACGAACACAGACCCAGCCTTTTGGCAATCACACCTCCGGCAAGGTTAGACACCGCCCCACCTGTGCGGAAGCGCTCCTTCGGGATAAGGCCGATCTTGGCTATCAGCTTGGCCTCGACTTCCAGCCAGATACGCTTGGCCTCGTCGTGGTTGTTGACCAGCCAGTCCGCATAGATGTCTCCCGCGCACCCGTAGTTTTCAAGCAGCTGGTGGTCGAACATTTTCCGGGCGTACTCGGGTTCCAGCGCGTGCGTGTACTCAATGTTGTACTCGAACAGGCGCATAAGCTCGCCGTCAGGGGAAGCTTTCAAGGCCAGCAGCTTTTCCCGGAACGACGCGTTGGAACTGCACAGGGAGATTGTCTGCCACGTCGTGTCATTCCGGCGCAGCGAGTTGCTGTGCTGACGCATCCGGTCCTTCCCCTTACCCTGCGTCATGGCGTAGGCAAGGTTAGAAAACTCTTTGGCCTCCATGTTGGTCATCTCATCGACCACAAAAGGCAGGTTCTTGCAGGTGCCAAGCCGCTGCACCCGTGCGTTTGCCGTGTCGTCGCTTCGACCGCACAGTTCCTGTGGGTGACCATAAACGCTGTTGCACATCTGCAGGATGGTGGTCTTGCCCGTGCCGGAGTTTGGATGCACTACGTTGATGATAAGGCCTGACTGCCCAGAGAACTTGAACAGGGGTGCACCGAAGGCCGTCAGTGCGCCGAAAGCGTGGGGCTCCAGCCCCGGTGCTGCATAGAGGTCAAACACTTCGCGCCAGTCGTCCAGCGTGCCGTTAACGCGCATGCGCTCTGCAAGTTGTTCTGTAGCGGCGGAAGGGACGCTGGCGCTCACTGCACCGGGGGCGTACTCCCGGTCTCCGATGATAAACTTCGTATCGTCGTCGGCCCAGCCAAACTGCGTTCTCATGTTATCAGCCTTCTTGCGTTTTTGGAGGTTGTTGATGCAGATGTTTATGTACATGGCAAGTTCTACGGACTGCTTGTCGCTGCCCATGATGCCTTCGGCAGCCAGCCCCTTGCGTAGCTCTGCCTTTTCCACGATGACCCGGTTCGGCAGGAAGAACTCACGGGTGCCGTCTAGTGGTGTTACCAAGCGAAATACAGTCACATACCCCTTCTCGGGGTCGTGCATGCGCCTCACTACATACAGCATGATCTCGCAGACCTTCACGTCTGCTTGCTCGTCCCCGACCCTGCGCCACAGCGCCCCGTCTCCACCCTTGAAGTAGCTGTGCGGTAGCGGGCCACCTTTCTCCGCTGGCGCACCAGCGTCCAGCTCCTCGTCCTCGTCCTTGGCTTCTACTCCCACCAAGCCCAGCCGCAGTGGGCTGCCGGTCTTGCCTTTTAGCGGGCACCCGTCGCAGCCGCCGGGGTTCAAACCCTCGATCACTTTGCAGGAGTACGCGCCGCCAGTAGCGGCAGCCTTTTTCTCTGTCTTAACAGGGTCGTAGTCCGCGTGCTCCGCAGACACAGCGGCGAGGGCTTCTTCCCGGTCCACGCACAGGGTCGCTACGCTAAGCGCCGCCCGCCACATGGGTTCTTCAAGGGTCGCTGCGCCATCTACACACTTCTGTAGCTGCTTGCATTGCGCGGCTATCTTGGCAAAGCTGGAGGCTGGGAAGTCTTTGCTCTCGTCAAACACAGCGCTCAAAGCTGACTGGCGCTTGGTCTCCACCACCGGTTTGGGCTGCGCTGGCTTGGTTCCCAGCAGAGCGCAGAAGGCTTCGTAGGTTGTCGTTGGCCCCACCACCTTCAGCACGGTCGGGCGCGGCTCGTCCTTTTTGTAGTTGAACGTCCCCGGCACGCGCATGATGCGGGACACCTCGAACACTGCCGGGTCTACATACAGCTTGCGTTCTACGCAGAGCGCCTTGAACTTGGCGGCGGTTTTTTCCCACTGCTCGCGGGACACGGCTTCTTCCAACACCCAGTGCACGTGGATGCCGCCACCTGTGTCCACCAGCGTAGGCATGGGCAGACCTAGCTCGGCACGGAACTTCTCCAGCGCCTCTGCGGCCAGCCGCTTTGTCAGGTAGCCCTTGGGTGTCCCGTTTGCCGTGGCAGCGCCTTTTTCTGGCCCGCAGTCTAGGTCCAGCCAGAACGCCTTGACGCTAGAGACCCGGTCTTTTGTGCGCTTCCCCGGCCCTTCAAAGTTGGACATGGAGAAGTAGAGGTCATGGTCGGGCAGCCACTTTTCCAGCTGCTCCTGCATATCTGCAGCAGCTTCGACCCAATGGTGCTTCACCCTGCCGGAGGCGTCGATGCCGCACAAAGCGAAACACCCGCCGGGGGGATGAATAGCGTTTATGAGGTCAAAAGGTTCCATGGGGTCCGGGTTTCAAGCAGCAGAAAGCTATGCCCCCGGAGGGGCCGTTAGTCACCACTCGTAAAAAAGGTTAGCTGTCGCTAATGGCTGATGCGGGCGATGTAGGCTTCGACCATTTCAGCCCGGTCCCCCGCGCAGGGGGACTTCGTACCACGGAACCAGTTGTACACCGTCTGGCGGGACACCTGCATTGCTTCGGCAACCTCGGCGACCGAGATATTCTTGTCAATACACAGGCGTCCCAGCCGCACGCCAAGGCGTCCAGCGTCCGCAGCCGCGTTATCTTTCAGGGTTTGGACACTGTAGCCTACGGGCATGTTTATTCGTCTCCCCAGAGGTCGGACACCTTGGCTGCCAAGGAAGCAGGGTCAGGGCGTTCGGTGGTTTGTTGTTTGGTGCTGGCCCGCTTGGTAGGCTCAGCCACTTCGGCCACGACTTCTTCCTCGTCGTCCGGCTCGGCGTACGACTTCACCACCGGCTTGGCTGCAGGTTCGGGCTCAGCCTCGGCTGTAGCTTCCGCCCCCTTCTTCTCGAACAGCGTGATCTTGGTGTAGTTCGTAGCTTCAGGCTGGGCCTGTGACTGCACAACAAGCGAATACTCGTCGTCGTTAAGCCCACGCAACGGCGTGAAGCGCAACTCCATGTTGGCTGCCTCCGGGTCGTAGCTGACGTTGGTGACTACCGTGTCCACCATTTCGTTGTGCGCGCGCAGGTAGCTGACGTAGCTCTCGAACGGATGCACGTTGCCGACACCCTTGCCGAACAGCGACTTGGACGGGATGTTGATCTGGTAGATGTCACCGCTGTCGTCCCCGGCCAGAAGCACAGCCAGACGCCGCTGATAGCGGCAAGCGCGGGTGTTCATAGCGCCGGAACCCTTGATGTTCTTCGGGCACACAGCGCACGATTTTGCTTGTGGTTCGGAAGCTTTCGGGTCCGGCACGTCGCCAAGGTTGGACCAGCAGACGGGCGCTTCGGCTTCTGCGTTGGGGTCATACGTGCCGGAGTAGAACAGGCGCGACACCTTGGGCAGCGCACCGACGATAACGACGTCGAGGTCACCCCGCTTGGCATTGCCGATCTGTTCGCCGTTCACCAGCCGCTTGAACGTGCCGGTGTTGCTGGTCTGGATGCGGCGGTAGGTGCCACCACCGCTGTTGAGGGTTTGGCTAAGCGCACTCTCGCGGCCCCGGCCAGTGGAAACAGCGTTGCTGTCTTTGAAGATGGTGAGGTTGGTCATAGGTATTTCCCTAGGTGTTCGTCGGGCGACGAACTTGAATGGTGTAGCGGTTGTCGGCTTGCAGTCCTGCCGGGTAGGCATCCGGGTTATCTTGGATAAACTGCCGCATGTTGGTGTTGTGGATGCGCTGTTCCAGCAGGAAGGGCGCAGCGTTCTTGTTGATAAAGTCGTACATCGTCTCCCAGTCCGTGGTCCAGTAGCGCGTGCTCACCCTGCGGCTGATGGTGCCAGCGGGGGTACGGATGCTGTCCGCGTTCTGTTCGTTGCACCGCTCCAGTATCTGCATGCTGATGCGGTCGAAAGGCTCCTTGAGGGAGGCGATCTCCTCCTTGTGGGCGACTTCCTTTTCTTGGATGGCGTTGCGCAGAACGAGATATTCCGCGACGAGTTCGTC